AGTGCTCTTGTGTATCTCGCAGCGAGTCTGTCGTAAAGGTTATCCTCTACAGCTTCCTCTGTGATTGAGAATGCAAGTGCAATTGTTTCGTGTGTATAACGAGCTGTAAATGTTTCGTTAGCTGTGTCGAATGATACTGCTCCACCTTCTGATTTAGTTGGTGCAGAACCGAAACCTGCTAACATTACTTCTTCTTCAAATGCTCTGTCAGATGACTCTGCATCAAAGATTTCAGCATGCTCATTGTCGTAACGTGAATATTCCAAGCCGAACAGGGCGTTCAAACCTGGCTCTAACTCTTTAACGAGTTGACTTCTAGATATAGCCATAATTTAACCTCCTATATGCCTGTAGTATCAGTTAGTGAGTGTAGGTTGATTTTGACAAGAATGTTAGCGTTTGCTAATGAAAAATCATTATTGTCTGGATCTGTAGATAGACCTACTACTCTAAAATTACCGCCTGCGTTGGTTGTAAAAGTGCTACCGTCAACCTTAACAGAAGATACACCTGATATGGTAGATCCTGCTGCGTAAGTTGCGATATTACAGTTTGTTCCAACTTGGGCCTGTGCTGCATTTGCGTCATCACATTTTACTTCGAAAACCGCATCTGGGTTGTCGATGACGAATGCCTTTATATTGTCTGCAGCGATGCTTCCTGGATAGTGATTGCTGAATGTTGGTTTGCTAGTTGTTGGGTCAACATACTCACAACCATTGAACACACCCAGAAGCTCTGCGCCAGCAGTTGATCCGATATCAATAGCACCATTCGCTACTAATATAACTGGATCACCTTGAAAGATTGCGGATGCCTCGTTGTTGCCAATAGTATACTCAGTTTGACCAGTAGTATTATAACCACTGCCGAGCATTCTACTTGGTCGGAATCCGAAACCTGAACTTAAGTTTGCCATTTTATTACTCCTTAAAGTATTTGTTATTAGTAAGCGTTACATTTAGGTCGATTAAAAATTATTCACTTTTCTTCGAGCCACCGAACGTAACTTTAGTTTGTCGCTCGGGCTTATTAATTGGCATTGAAGGGTGTTGCTCCTTTAGAAGATCGTTATCAACAGCTTCCTGTTGACGTTCTGTTTGATCGGAGTAGTATTGATCTCTCTCCGCTGCGATCTCTAATGGCACCTTTGCCAGTAATAATCCTCCCACTGAAACAACACCTTTATGTCTTCCTTCAGACTCAGTAGGAAAATCAAAATCAGGATATTCGTCGGCTCTGACAAGTTCATAACCTTGTCTAATTCGACCGATAACATTTTTGTTATCTTCAAATCCTCTTACTGATTCCCTAATCCATCTGAATTTAAAACCTTCAGGCGGTGTCGGTGTTTCAAGCGAGCTTGGTGGTTGCCAGTTTTTTTTGCGTGCTTCTTTATCCCTTGTGGATGCAGATCTAGGTGTTTTATTTATCATAACGTTACCTCCTCTGTAACTTTAGTTTTTCCGACGCATATTGCTCGTTGGAAAGACCAAGTCGTTTAGCGATAGCCGCTTCTGTACTTGACAACTTAACTACGTTGCGTCCTGTGCCTCTGTTTCGATGTGCGCTTGCAACGGTCTGGACGGGCTGTTGCTTTGCGGGTTCTTCGGTTGAAGAATCTTGTTCAAACTTATGCGGGAGATTATCTCGCATACGTTTATCAATCTCAGTATAGTAGTAATCTGTTCTTGGATCAACACCTTGATTGACTAAATCTTCATGAATCGCATATGCGACGTTTGTCATGACTTTATCTGAACCAAACCATTCATTATTCGCTGCCCAAGACTCAGCTTTAGGATCTTTAACAGCAGATTGTGGTTGAGATTGAGGTATTTCTACCTGTTTTTCTTGCTTGGGAGCGGTTACTCTAGCCTCTTCTTGAGCCTTTATTTGCTCATAACGAGTTTGCTCTGCACCTAATTTTCCTATTTCTAGTTGTGCTGAGGCCATAGCGTCTGAATCCTGGTCTTCCACTGCCTTTTTAAGCTTTGCTTTTGCAGCTTCCATAGACCCGGTTAAACGTCCGCCCATTTCATTGACATAACCACTATTAATTTTAGAGAGTTCTTCTTGAACTTTATCTCTTTCATCTTTAATAGCTTGAGCAATTTTTATTGCTTCTTCTTCACGTCGTCTTGATTCACCTAATTGGTAAGCATATTCATCAAATCGTTTCTGAACGGACTTACTATAATTTTGTTTTGAATCTTCTTTAGGTTCTTCCTCAGTTTTTACCTCTTCTTGTTTTGGTTTCTGTTCAACAGGTTCTTCCTGTACTTCTTCTACCTCAGCTTCAAAGGTTTTACTCTCTTGAGGAATCTCAACTTCCTTTTCTTCTGTAGGTGCAGCGACCTCTTCACTCTCTACCTCGACAGAATACTCAGCTTTTTGTTTTTGTTCAGACTGAGCTTGAAGTTCAGCAACTTGTCTATCTACTTCGTTCATGTATATACTCCTAAAATATCTTCAGGACTTTCAACAGTCCCTAAAATTTCATCATCATTTAAAATTCTAAGCTCGCCACCCTCAATTTTAATTCGAGAGCCTGCGTATCTTGCGATGATTACCCAATCACCTTTTTTACACCAAGGTCCATGTGGAAATTTATCCTTGTCTGCATAGGCATCAGGTCCAGTTTCTAGGACTAAAGCACAAACAGAAGCAATCTGTTGCTCTTCTACGGCTTTATCTGTTAATAAGACACCACCTTTAGTTTTTCCTACACCTTTATAGGGAAGAACAGTTAGTCTCCACCCTGTGGGCTTTGGAACTTTATTAAGATCGGTCTTTTTTTCTTCTTTTTTCTCAGCAGGATTAAGTCCCACTATCTTTTTTTCTTTGGGCATAATCAGCCCCGTTGTCGACGTCATCGTCTACCTCCCATTTGCGATAAAGATCCCTAACATCTGAATCGAGTTTGCGAAGAGAAGTGAGTTGCCCAACTAGGAATTGATATTTGTCCCAATTCTCTACGTTTCCATCAATAAGTACAGACTTTATGTCGTCTTGTCTAGTAGTTATTAATCGTAAAATTGCTGAATATATATTTGTTTGCACTATTTCGTAATTTTCTTACTTTTTTCGAAGCTACGTAAGCCCGCCATTCCGAGCAAGGCTGTGACAAGCGGGAATAAAGTCGACATGTCAAGCTCGGGTAAAGGTGCGTGTTCAACACTAAATGCTGCCAATATAAATACTAAGAATTGTTTTAAGACGTACTCCCAAAATATAGCTAGAGCACAGGACATCCCGATGAGGGGGCGCCACGACCGCTGCATCATACCACCAAAACCTGTAGCAGTAGACTTAGCATCAGCTAAGTTAATATCCATTTGTTTAGAATTAATTTCGTTTTCTAATTCTTGAAGTTTTATTTTGATTTGACCTTTTTCTTCCTCTGAAGTGTGGACACTGTCAATAACTTTACCGACAGTGTCTACTAAAGATCCGCCTAATAATTTAGATAACATTGATTAGATAATCTGAGCGGCTACCCAACCGATAACTAGACCGATTACAAGCCATTTCTTTTTTGGGTGATCGTTCCAAAGTTTTTTAATCATATCCATTAGAATACTCCTTTGAATTTAGTACCACGAATCGCAGCACCTGTTCCTCTCATGCCTTGAGAGTTAGGTCCCTTCTTAGGGGGAACTGTTTTGGTGAGTCTTTTGTTCATCATCCCACCATCTTTTTTACCTAAAGCTTTTTTTATTTTCTTTAATCCACCGCCAATGAGTCTTCCTAAATCAGATCCTTTTTTATCTTTTGATTTTTCAAACTCATCAGTCAAAAATTTACCAATATCTTCAGAAGTAGGATCTTCATTACCTTCTAACTTCAAAGCTCTTTTCGCTGCTTTAATGTTTGAAGGATTATTAACAAACTGATCTCTTAATTCTTCAGACATTAAAATACTCCCTTGAAACCTTTTCCTGAGATAGCTGCTCCTGTACCACGAGCCATACCACCGTTAGCCATTTTCTTTGGCTTCTTCATTCCTTTTGCCATCTTCATTTCAGATTTTGTTGCAGGGCGTAATCCTATTTCAAGAACCATACCACCGTCTTTCATATAGCCCATTTTGTTTCTAACTTCTGTTGGAAGTTTTGATAGACCAGGGTTTTTAGCCTTGTCTACTGGTTTTAAATTTTTTTTCATCAGTGTATCGTCCTATTTAATTGAGGTACAACCTCGTATTTATAATTAGACAATAACCTTAGCAAATCTTGAGTGTCTTTTAAACCTATTTCTTTGTTCATTGCCCACTGTCCTGACGCTAAAAAAGCACTAGCAATGGCCAACGGATCAACGCCTTGCGAGGTATATAGGCTAAACATAATCTTGAATTCATTAGTTAGGGACTCAACGGTTTGTTGATCAATGTCTTCCCAAGGACTACTTTTTTCTTTTTGTTTTTTTGCCATTCGATTTACCTGCCTTATCTAGTGCAATCGCAATTGCTTGTTTTTGAGGATAACCTTCTTTCCTCATCTTAGATATATTAGCACTTATTGACTTTTTTCCACTACCTTTTTTTAGTGGCATTGAGTCTTTCCATTTGAACAGCTGTTCTTTGATTTTGAATATCGTATTGTTGTTGAATCTTTTGTGCGTCGTAAGATTTTTTATAGCTTAATCTTTCTTCATCTAATCTTTGACTAGCTAGATCATCAGCAGCATCAAGATTGAGTTTCTGTTGCTCTAAATCTAACTCTCGTGCTTTGATCTCAACCAACGGATCTTGTCCTTGTTGACCAAACCCTATAGCTTCTTGTTCTTCTGCTACGGCTTCATCTATCTTTGCAGCTATCTTGACTGCTACTTGTTTTTCAATCTGTGCCTGGAACTGTTGTTGTAGCTCTGGTGGTACCTGTCCACCGAACTTCATCGCTTGTCTGTTTAACTCTGGAGTTATTTCTGCCATCACCTCGGCTCTAGCTTGTGCGGACATGTGCTCAACAATATGCGATTGTAGAATTGTCATCACCTGAGGATTGTTTCTGACCAAATAGGAACTCATAAATGCTCTGTGTGCCTCGATGTGTGCTTCATGATCTTGTTCTGGGAAAACTACTAATGCTTGCATACGAAGAGATTGTGCATTCTCCATACCAGGATCAATCGGTGTTGGTTTTGCAGGAGGAGGTAATATTGCTTCTACCTGTTGTACCCCTAACGCCATATACATTCTTCGATACGCTTCGTAGAGATTATGAACTTGAGGATTGCTTTGTGCTAATTGTAATTGTGTTTGTGCCAACATAATTCGCTGACTCATCGAGAAGATGTTGGGATCAGATACAGGTTGTACATCCACTCTGTCATCAAAGTCTGTTGCTTTAATCTGTCTGTTACCGCCTGATACGTTATAAGGATATTCAGGTGGGAGGGATGTTGCAAATAATTTTGCTAATAATTCAAATTCTTGTCTTTGTCCGTTGTGACATCTTTTGTGAATACCACTCATAACTTTGGAACCTTGTTCTAATAATGCCATGGTTGTTCCAACAGGATTAGCCTGTGAACCATCGCCCACTTTCATATCAGCGATCGCTGCAAATCGTCTTCCTGCATCAACCACATAACCAAGTAATTGAAATAAAGTTCCATCAGGTCCTTTGTAGGGAAGGGGCATTAATGCATTACGTAAATCTCCACCTGGTGCATCAACGTCTCGGAATTCGCCCGGCGTTAAAGGTTCTTCATCATCTCTGACACGAAGACCTCGTGATTTGAAACCAGCAGGTAAGTTGGATAATGTACCTGCATCGAGCAGTGCTCGTAGTGCTGCCGTGGCTGTTCTTGTTAAACCGCCTAGCATATGCACTAAACCAAAACCATAAAATCCGAGACCAGGTAAAAACTTGTAGTGAACAAAATATTTTTGTCTCATGAACATCGGGTCATCTTGTAAGTAGTTTCGGTAGATTGATAAAATTTTTCCTGTGCCTTGTTCTAAAGTCACAACGTAAGGAAGTTTTAGTCCTGTGGGCTCACCATCTTCTCCGGTATTCTCATACCCTTCTAAATTCAAATCAACGTGCATTTCTAGCAACTCGTACTGACCAGCATATTCTGACTTTTGTACGCCTTCTAACTCGTCATACTTTTCTTGAATATCAGAATACGAAGAATACAATTCGTCGTTCTCATCAATCTCAATATCTCTGTAAAAACCAGAAAGCATTTGTCGTTTCAAATCGTTCGGAGAAATTTTTATCACGTGAGTGATGCGTTCGGCATCTTCTAATTCGGATGCCCCGTAGTTCACCACTAAATCTTCACTCGGTATAAACTTTGCACACGGTCTTCCCATGTTGCCATCATAATAAATCTTTTTAAATGCACTTCCTGCTAGCGGTAAGTGAAATAACATTTGATCTGTCTCAGCGTCGTACTCTTTCATTTTGTACACTAGCTGATAGTTCATAAATTCTTTAACACGCTCTGCTTGTTGTTCCACTTCATCGTTCACTTCTCCAATGATGGATGTTTTAACGGGACCGCCCGCAGGCAATAGCTCTTTGTACGCTCCTGCTTGAAACTGCGTGACGGCCTCGGCGAGTAGTGGATGAGAAACTGATGCAGCGCCTCGGAAAGGTTCGCTGACTTCTTGATATTTAAAACCTAATAGGTCTAATCCTTTGATGTAGGATTGTTGCCAATCTTTTCTACTGGTCTGGTCGACCGAGAACTGTGATCGAAGTTCATTGGAAATCTCTGCTAAGGATTCTTCGGGAATTTGTTCTGCTAAGTTGTCGGCGAATCCTTGACCGTCGTCCATGGCCGATGGACCAAGGCTTAGTATCTCTTCTTCATCACCTTCGACCTCTACTTCCATAGGAGTCGTTACTTGATCTAGTGAAATTTCTTCTTCGACACCTTGCGGTGCCCCGTTTAACGTTTTGTCAATGTCAGCCATTCAATATTTATACCCTAAGATCCATAAAA